GGACATAAAAGAATTAGGTTTTGGCATAGACGACATGGACGAAGCCAAAGAAGTTGTGCAAGATGAAGTACCAGATGACTCACCAACAAGAACAAAAGAAAACGAAGTTTGGATTATGGGTTCACACAGACTCATAGTTGGGGACTCAACAAAAGAAAATGATTACCAAAAACTAATGGCAGGCAAACAAGCAGACTGCATTCTCACCGATCCACCGTACAACGTCAACTATCAAGGTGGAACGAAAGACAAACTGACAATACAAAACGATGCGATGACAGATGAAAACTTTGCAAACTTCTTGAAAGACGCATACAACAGAATGTTTGACTCAGCAAAACCAGGAGCAGCAATCTATGTATTCCATAGCGACACAGGTGGAGGAATATTTAGAAAAGCCTTAATCGAATCAGGATTTTATTTGAAACAATGTTTGATTTGGGTCAAAGACACATTCGTAATGAGCAGACAAGATTATCATTGGCAACACGAACCAATCCTTTACGGATGGAAACCAGGAGCAGCCCACAAATGGTTTGGCAGGAGAATAAGATCAACAGTATTGGATGACGGCAAAGATCCCAGCACACTAAGCAAAGCAGAACTTGTGGAGATCGTTGCCGAATTCCAAGAAATGTCAACAATCCAAAGAGCCGACAAACCACACAAGAACGATCAACACCCAACAATGAAACCAGTTCCACTAGTGGCGCAACTAATGTCCTACAGCAGCGAACCAGGCGACATAGTGCTAGATCCATTTTGTGGATCAGGAACAACACTCATAGCAGCAGAACAATTAGGTAGATTTTGTTATGCCATTGAAAAAGACCCAAGATACGCAGATGTCATAATAGATAGATGGGAAAAAATAACAGGACAACAGGCAACAAAAGAAAATTAACCTATGGCAAATAGAGGACGTCCACCAAAACCGATAGAACAAAAAAGATTACTAGGCAACCCAGGAAAAAGACCATTGCCAAAACAAAACGACATTGTTTTACTAGAACCAATCAAAACAACACCCGAACCTCCAAGAAAACTATTCGATCCAGGACTAGAACTATGGAACCGAGTATGGGAATCAGGAATAGCATGGATCAGTCCAACAACAGATGTAGATCTGCTGATGCTAGTCTGCGAACAAATGGATGAAAGATTCAAACTCAGATCACAAGTCTGGCAAAGCAACCGATCAGATGAAAGAGCAGCCTTGCGTAGACTCGAACAACAAATTGTGCAAAACTTATCATTACTCGGATTTAGTCCAGCAGACCGATCACGATTAGGAATAGCCGAAGTCAGACGAGTATCAAAGTTAGAGGAACTGAAAGCGCGTGTCCAAAATAAAACAAATTGAAGGCTGGCCACCAACCTGGATAACTCCAGTCTCAGACAAAGAACTCAAAAACTCAAGAGGCTGGGAATGCTCACAATTCATAAACACATTCTGCAGTCAAACAAAAGAAACCGTTGCAGGTACATCAGGATCAAGAATTTATTTAAGAGACTGGCAACAACAAACACTCAACCACTTATTTGCTGTGAATAAAAATGGATTGTTTAAACACCGAACAGCCATGATCGGCATGGCCAGAAAGAACGGAAAATCCACACTTGGATCAGGAATCGCACTCTGGTCATTATTCATGGGAACAGAGGGAGGAGAAGTTTATTCCTGCGCAGCAGACAGAGATCAAGCACGAATTGTTTTTGGTGACGCAAAAAGAATGATCGAAGCCGAACCAGAACTCAGCGAACTAAGCAAGGTATACAGAGACGCAATCGAAATACCATCAACAGGATCCATCTACCGAGTGCTATCAAGCGAAGCATATTCCAAAGAAGGACTATCCCCAACAATGGTAATTTATGACGAACTCCACGCAGCACCAAACCGAGAACTATTTGACGTAATGCAACTAGGCATGGGAGCAAGAAAAGAACCAATGCTGATCGCAATCACAACAGCAGGAGTCAAAGCAGACGCAACAGGACAAGACTCAACAGCCTACGCGCTCTACCAATACGGTCAAAAAGTCTCAACACAAAGACAAGAAATAAAAGACGACACATTTTTTATGGCATGGTGGGAAGCAAACTCAAACGCAGATCATCATCTAACAGAAACATGGAAAAAAGCAAACCCAGGATTTGGCGACCTAAATGATCCAGCAGACTTTGAATCAATGGTTAAAAAAACACCCGAATCTGAATTCAGAACCAAAAGATGCAACCAATGGGTATCGAGCCAACAAGCCTGGCTACCAAACGGAGCATGGGATCAACTAGCAGCCAACAAAGAAATCAGCCCAGAAACAGAAATCATTCTAGGATTTGACGGATCCTTTTCAGGAGACGCATCAGTGATCGTAGGAGTCACAATCGAGGAAACACCACACGTATTTGTTGTCAAAGCCTGGGAGAAACAACCAGAGGACACAGACGATTGGCGAGTGGACACACTAGAAGTAGAAAACACAATCATACATTTCTGCGCAAACAACAAAGTAAAAGAAGTCGCATGCGATCCATTCAGATGGCAAAGATCAATGCAAGTGCTACAAGACAACGGAATACCAATCGTGGAATGGCCATCAACATCAGCAGCCAGAATGATTCCAGCATGTGCAAAATTTTATGATGCAGTCGTCAACCAAAGACTCACACACGATGGCAATGCCTTGCTGACAAGACACATCGCAAATGCAGTCGTAAAAACAGATAGACTAGGACCACGTATTGTAAAAGAGCATCGTGGATCTCCGAGAAAAATTGATGCTGCAGTTGCGAGTATCATAGGACTAGACAGAGCAACAGTCACTCGCAATGACGAAGTTGCGCCAATGCCAGCATTCTTTATGGTTTAGGAGTTAAGTGGCAACAATAATACAAGCGATCGGGATTGCAGCAATCGCAATAGGCGCAGCACTAATTTATATACCAGCAGGAATCATCATTGGTGGAGTAGGATTGTTAATATTTGGAATAGCGATTGAGAGAATCAAATAATGCTCGGTAATTTATTTAAGAACACAGAACAAAGAGCAATCTCATATCAATCAATTTGGGGTGCAGGCGAAAACTTTTCAATCACAACATTAGCCGGAACAAACATTGACGAAAACACGGCAATGCAACTCAACACATTTTATGCCTGCGTACTTTTAATCTCAGACACAATCAGCACCTTGCCAATGGACGCATTCATCAGACGAGACGGAACAAGAGTCCCATACCGACCAAAACCAGAATGGGTAAACAGACCAGACATTGAACTATCAAGAGCAGAACATTTTCAACAAGTCCTAGTATCAATGCTTCTAGACGGAAACGCATTCATCAGAATCTACAGAGATCAAAGAGGAGACATAATAAATCTTGTTGTTCTTGATCCAACAAAAGTGGAAGTCGTAAGAGATCCACGCAACAGACAACTTGCATACAGATACGACTTACAACAAGACACGCTGATCACAAAAGACGAAATGATGCACATCACAGAAATACGCAGACCAGGACAAGAAAGAGGAATCAGCAGAGTAAAAGAATTAAAACAAAACCTAGGACTCGCAGCAGCGCTACAAGAATTTGCAGCAAGATTCTTTGGATCAGGAGCAAACCTTGGTGGACTCATTGAACACCCAGCACAACTTACAAAAGAACAATCAATTGACTTAGCAAACTCATTCAGAGGACAACACAGAGGACTAAAAAAATCTCACAAAGTCGGAGTCCTATCTGGTGGAGCAAAATTTGTGAAAACAGAAGCAGCCCCAGACGAAGCACAAATGATTGCATCAAGACAAATGGCAGTTGAGGAAATCGCAAGAATATTTAGAGTGCCACTAAGCATGCTATCTGTAGCAACACCCGGAGCAATGTCCTACGCAAGCGTGGAACAAAACAACATCAACTTTGTAACACACACATTAAGACCGTACATAACAAAACTAGAGGAACACTACAGCAGACTATTACCAACAGAAGCATTCCTAAGAATCAACGTTGACGGATTATTGCGTGGAGACTTTGCAACAAGAATGCAAGGATACTCAATCGGATCACAAGCAGGATTCTTATCAATAAACGACATCAGAAAATTTGAGGATTTAGTTCCAGTAGATTCTGGAGACGTCTACAGAGTGCCACTAGCCAACGTAAACCTTGGCGCAGCAGATTTAGTTGAAGTTGATAAACGAGTCGGAATGGCACAAAGACTTATCCAATCAGGATTCGATCCAGCAAGCACGCTCTCAGCGCTATCACTTCCAAAAATTAAACACACAGGTGTACCAAGCACACAATTGCAACCAGTAGCCCAAATAGATCCAGGATCACCTGAAACAGTTTACGAGGTCAAATAATGGGACAAGTAATATCTGGAATAACAAACGTTGGAACTACTGCAACATTAATTGACGGAGTGGCTTGGCAAAATCCTGTGATAATGCATATTCACAATGATGATCAAACTGACGCAGTTTATCTTGGTGGACCTAATGTGACGGTAGGTAATGGTTTAACTTTAGTCAAACAAGATTCAATTGAATTAACTTTGCATCAAGCAAATCAAATTTATTGTGTGTCAACAAAAACTGGTCATACTGTTTCTTGGATTGCGCAGAGAATTTAATGCCATATTTCATAACAGACAAATCACTTGATTGCTCAGGATGGGCAACAATAAAAGATGACGGTGAAGTTATCGGATGCCATCAAACAAAACAAGATGCAATAGATCAAATGGTTGCCGTTTCAATTGCTGAAAATATGGAACCGGGTGGCGAAAGAGCAGAACCTGATGAATTAAAAATTGGAGACTTTGTTTCATGGAACTCTTCAGGAGGCAGAGCCAGAGGACAAATTGTTCGAATTGAAAAAGATGGAAACATAAATGTTCCAGATTCAGATTTTACAATTCAAGGAACTCCAGATGACCCAGCCGCTCTGATCAGAATTTATAGAGAAACAGATGAGGGTTATCAACCAACCGAAACGCTAGTAGGACATAAATTCTCAACACTAACAAAAATAAACGACCTGCAAGAAAGAGCATTGCCGGAGGAATTAAATGTAGGCGATTATGTTATGTGGTTCAACGGAGAAAATTTGCTACAAGGAGAAATCCAAGAAATACAATTTGACGGTGAACTTTTAATCCCAAATACAAACGAAATATTGATAGGAACCCCATTTAACCCAGCAGCCCTAATTCAAGTCTATGAAAAAGTAGGAAACGGCTACAAAGATACAAACAAATATGTGGGAATCACATTTGACAAATTAAGAAAAACAGAGGAACTTGAGGAACCACAAGATGAAATGCCAGACAGCATGGATGACGAATATGAGGACGAACAAGAAACACAAACTAGACAAGTCAATTTAGAACCACCTGCCTACATGAGAGCAGCAGC